GACATGAAAATTTGTATCGACGACGGCTCCACCAACATCAAGCTGGCATGGACTGAGAACGGCGAACGCCGCAACGCCATCAGCCCGAACAGCTTCAAGTCGGAATGGTCTGCGCCGTTCGGTGGCACGCAGCCCGCGAACTACATGCTTGATGGCGTGCGCTATGGTTTTGATCCGGTCAGCGATCGCTTTGTCCAGACGACCGACACGCAATACCAGTACAGCGATGTGAATATAATTGCCATTCATCACGCGCTGGTCAAATCAGGCATCACACCACAGGAAGTGGATGTGGTTGTCACCCTGCCACTAAGCGAGTATTTCGATACAAACGCACAGCCGGACATGGCCAACATCAACCGCAAAAAAGCGAACGTCATGCGCCCGGTGGAGTACCAGAACGGCGAAGCATTCACTATCCGTAACGTACGGGTTATGCCTGAATCCATTCCGGCTGGCTTTAAGGCACTGGCTGACATGAGTCCGTTTGAATCCCTGCTGATTGTGGATTTGGGCGGAACCACGCTGGATGTGGCAAAGGTTCAGGGGCAACTGGCAGGTATCAGCCAGGTGTTTTGCGATCCACACGTGGGCGTTTCTCTGATGGCCGATGCCGTACTGTCGGTGATGGCCACTAACGGTATGCGCACCAGTCACCACATCGCCAATACCATTATCGAACATCGCCATGATGAAGCCTGGCTGCGCCAGCACATCCACAATGACGCGCATTACGCCAGCCTGATGGCGGTAATTCGTGAAAAGGAAGAAACACTGAAACAACGCGTGATCCGCGCGCTGGCGGGTTTTTCGGGTTACGGGCGGGTGATGGTTGTCGGTGGAGGGGCGGAGATTGTGGCACCCGCTATCCGCGAAGCCTGCGGAGTTAATGCGACTTTCATCGCGGACGGGGTGCCACAGTTTGCTCTGGTTAATGGGCTGTACGCAATGGACAAGGAGTAAACCAATGACGACTCCAACTAGACGGATAAGTTTCTATCTGAAGCCCACCGCCGTCAAGAACGAAGGAGAAGCATGCGCCTGGCTGGACAGCCTTACACCAGAAGCCCGCAAAAGCGGCCAACGCGTGGCTTTTCTGGCCGGGCTGGCACTTCTGAAAATGAATCCGGCAGAGGCTTATCGACTGGCTGCATGGGCTGGTGATGAAGCGTTATCAGTGACACAAACCAGGACAGAACGCCCCGCATCACAGCCAGTATCAACCGCACAGATAACCAGTCAGATGGCCGGAAATATCCGGGCGTTATTTCCTGAATAACACAACATCAGGGCGAGTTCGCCCTGCTCTCCACCTCAGAACATAAACAAGGAGAACGACTTAATGAGCGAAATCAACTATCAGGCATTACGTGAACGTTATTCACCTGTGCCAGTACCGAAATGCCCTATTTGCGGCGAGGAAATGTCAATTCAGCGAATATCTGGAGCACAGGTTGTTTATGCCTGCTCCGGTTATGGTGATGATGGAGATTTCAAAATTGGCCGAACTCTTGCTGACGAACATTATGAAAAATCACGCGTAACAGTGTTGGATGTCGGGGATCCTGAAGTATTGGCGCTACTTGATTGGCTGGAAACCAAAGACAACCGAATCGCTGAACTGGAAAAAATCGCCACTGACTATGCACTTAAATTCCAGAAAGCACAGGACGCATTAAAGCATGCCGCTTTGCTGCATAGCAGGACGGCGCAACAAACAAATAATTTTGCAGTATCGCTTCCGGACATAAGCGAATATTTCATTAATGACGTATTTCAGCCCTTGCGATACGAGCGGGATGTTGAAAGAGCCATCATAAAGGCTGGCGGAAAAGCATTGTGGCAGGAGAAACACGAGGACAGAACGCATCAGTCATGCGATGTAAATTGTGGATGGTTTAGCCCACTGACGACAGATAAAAATAACACCTGATCCCCCTCAAACCAGGGCGATAATCGCACATCGCCCTGCTGCACAATAGTGCACAAATTTGCACAATTTTTTTGAACGAATTTTTGCCCTTCCAGCCCGCGTGGCGGCTGGATCCGTCAAGGATCCGTGCGTGCACAAAAAAACGCGCTTTTTCTGCGCGCAGGTGACGGGGGAACAGCCCGCGTTTCAGGGGGGTAAACAGCATTCCCTGAACGATGTCGCAGAGACACAACAGAATGGCCATATTTCTCACGCTGAGCATGAAAAAGGCGTGAGGGCTTTTGATTTGATGGGGTTAAAGGTAAGGCCGTCAAAATCGCACTGAGGCAGCGAGAACATACAGTCAACGCGGTGGGATTGCGTAAGAGTCTGACCGTCGATGGTGGCGATAAACTGGAAGGCGTCGTGAAATTATCTGATTGATACAGGAGCTGGAGAGCCGGGGCATAAATTTTTTATGCCCCGGCGAAGCAGCAGACAAGCGAAGCGCGTCAGTGATGCGGCACCTTGCCGACCACACTTCATAAGTGCAAAATACGAGCAAAGAAATCAATGGAGGCTGTTTTATGGTCATTAATTACAAGCAGTTACGAGAAAAACGAGAGCAGGTAAAGGAAAGTTTTCGCCGCAATGAAGATCTGACCCCGCTTGTACACCTTGCTCAGGGAATTGTAGATGCTTATGAAATCTCTCTGGAGCTGCCATCACAGACATGGACTGATAGCGACGGTAATCGCCAGCATTACGTTTCATGCGGACTGGAAACAACTGAAGGGTTTCGCAGAATGCCTTTATCTCAGATTCCTGCCGCTACCCCCAAAGCAAGGGGCGGCAATGATGAGCGAAAACTGATTTTCAGCATTGAGACAGTGGTTGACGACACACCTGGCGAAGTCGCCTTCGTGCATACTCCTCTTTCGATCGCAATGTATAACGATGAAATACAGGTTCGCGTTAATAATAATATCGTGCCACTTAAAGAAGGTAATTCACCATACACCACCGTTTGTGAAGCCATTCAATATTACGTTCTCTCTGAAATTGATAATCTCAAGCCTGACGGCACCCAGAAAATGGTTCAACTCTGGTAAAAAGGACAGCCCCATCACGGGGCTGTTTTTTCATCAAGAAGAGCATAAGAATTAAAACGGATCACCTCTTCGCCAAGCCAGTCATTGATGTGCTTCATGGCCTCCATAACGGGCATCAGCTCGTTAATTGCATAAACCCGCGCGGCCTTCTCCACATCACCAAACGCACTTTTTTCGCCCGGCATCGCCCCCATCAGTTGCGGCGGAACACGGTGCGCAGCCAGCACATCATCACGGGATGCCGCCTTAACATTCATGAACTCATCTTTTGCGGTGATCTGCTGGAACGGCAAAATTTGCACCCCCTCTTTGCCCCCGTTGGGCGCATGAATGAGCACGTTTTTAAATGCACCACTACCACGTGCACCCTGTAATGTTTCTTTCAGGGAGTCCATGCTTTCGCGGTTTACCTGCGCTGCACCGATGTAGATGATGCACCCGGCGTGGGATCCGTTGTCGTAATACAGTTTTCTGAACATGTCCGCCGAATGAGACAGGCTGGCCGAGAGTAATGCGCCGAGATATTCCGGCATGCCGTAGATTTCCTGGTTAATATCCGGATTCATCAGGTGGCACACTTTGCCAGGGCGAAACTGAAACGCGTCCTTGCCATCCTGCACATACCACCATGATTCAAGATCGCTTCCGCGTCGCATGTATTTCGCCAGTGCGTGCCGTAATTTAAGCGGTTCGCCGAGCATATTGCTCCGAAGCTCAAGGTATGCGTTACCGAACACAAACCAGTCCAGCGCCAGCGCCGAGAAATCCTGCCGGGAAAGCAGCGGGTGCGGAATATAGCAGCCGAGCAATACATTGCGCTTAAAGTAAAGCGCAGACTGATGCCAGGACGTTTGCCGGGCAGCTCTTGCCAGACCGTACCAGTCCACCGGGGTTTCATACCACCGCCCGTTATCAGCACAGTACATATTGTCCAGCAGGTCATGCCCGGTCAGGCGATAAGGACCATCAAATGTGAATGCACTGAGCGATGATTCTTTCCTGAGCGCATCAGCGAGATCAATACGTGAACTCATGCGCACTTTTTTATTTTTTCTGCTCATCAGAACTCCATAACCGTGAAACGCTCGTTTTCTCCTTCGCCGCCAATCGGTTCGTTAATGACAGCAAGCATGGTTGCCCACGCAAGGTCGCCGTGGCTGATCCCCCTCGCGCGGTCCGTTTCGTAAGTGATAAAGCCGCCCGGTGTTTTCACCTTACGCACGGCGTTAAAGGCCGCGACCAGCTCGCGTTCGGCGCGATCGTATTCCCACCGCCCGGCACGCATTATTTGCAGCATTTTCAGTACCAGCGACCGTTTTGATGACAGCGTGAAGGTGTACGGAATAGCAGCAGGGAAAAACCGTTTCACTATCTGATAAACAGCCTCCCCGTTCCCGCCCGTCACATCAATGCCGATGTGTTCCACGTTGTAGCGATACGTGAACTCTTCAATGACTCTGGCCTGTTCTTCAAACTCCAGCCCCTGAACGCGTCGCGTCTCCACCGTTCGAAAACGGCCACCAGGAACAGCCGGAGGAACCACCACGGACACAGCGCCGCTGTCGCCGTTGCCACTACTGCCGTTTGCGTCATACCCAATCCATACCGGACGATTCCCCATCGGGCGGGGAGCAAAAGGTTTCCAGTCTTTCCAGTCGTCGTATCCGTCAACACCGCAGCCAATCAGGATATTCAGGTTAAATGCCGATTCCCCTTCGCGGACAAACTCACACATATAGAGATTGAGGAACTCGTCTTCGGTGTTTTCATCACGAATTTCGTCGATATCAGTGTGTTTCCAGCCGTGATTAACCACATCTTCCAGCGTGACAATTTGCCGCCACGTCCGGTCAGGGCAGATAAGCCCGTTATGCAGCGTTTTCCAGTCCACAGAAAAACGCTGGCGTTTATGCGTGGCCTTTTTCTCGTTCCAGCGGTCGCCGTTCCAGTAGGCGTATGCCTCGTGCGTTTCGGTGGATGGCGTGGAGAAGTAGGTGCGCCGCAGTCCGCTGAGGGTTGCCATAGCGCCAGCCACCTTGCGCAGTTCAGCAAAGCGACTGACCCAGAAAAATTCATCAAAATAAAAATTGCCCGTATAGGACTGCGCCGACGCAGCAGAAGTGCCGAGAAAATGCAGCTCTGCGCCGTTGGAGAGGATGATTTTATCGCCCCCTTTCAGCTCCACATCAACTTCAGCCGCAGCCTTCTGAATAATGCTTTTAAACTGGAACGCCTGACGACGCGACGCAGACAAAAAAATCTGGTTACGCTGGTAAGGTTGTGCCACATCGTCACGCAGCGCCATCAGCAGTGCTTCCTGTGCAAAATACCAGGTCGCCCCAATCTGTCGGGATTTCAGGATCATCCTGTTACGTATCCCGGCTTCCCTGCAAAGGGTCAGGGAGTCAAACCAGCCCCGCTGATGCCACTCCAGCCTGCTGATGATTTTTTCCCGCAGTGCGGCAATCTGTTCCGGCGTGAAATGATTTTTGAGTTTTTTCGCCCGGCCTTTCTTTCCTGTGGCCGTCGCATCCGGCTGGCCATCATGCAGTTTTTTAAGCTGCCGGGTCAGCAGGTCTATTTCCTTGAAGTCACCACCTGTTTTATTCTGTTTTTCAGTGAGCTGGATGAGGCGCGCATCGATGGACTGCGTGACACGCTGCACGGGTGGCGTTTCATCCCACTGGTCGCGTTTTTTCCACGCATAAATCGTGTTCGGGTTTATTCCCATCAGACGTGATATTTCTGCGGGCGGATAACCCTGCCAGTAAAGTTGCCGCGCACGCTGGCGCACAAAAGCGTCCTGAATCATTGCTCCCCCTGAGTAATTACAGGAAGATTACCCGCGCGCGAAACTGTTCTCCTTAACCCCCTGTTCTGGCCGTTTTCTTACAACAAAAGCCCTTTGTATCAGCCTGTTACGCTTTGCCATCATGACTGAAGAACCAGTCAGAGGGGCAAAAACTATGGCTAATGAAAAAAAGACATCCCGCAAAAAGTTTCGCGTGGCTGTCTCCGGTGTAACGGCAGACGGGCGCGAAATCAACGGCGACATGCTGAAAGCTGCCGCCACCAGTTATAACCCGTCCGTTTATGGTGCACGTGTAAATATTGAGCACATCCTGTCACCACTCCCCGGTAGCGAGTTTTCCGCTATGGGCGATGTTGTGGGGTTGAGCACCGAAGACATAACCGATGGCCCGCTGGCAGGTCGCACGGCGCTGTATGCCGAAATTGAGCCGACCGCTCGCATGATGTCCCTGCTTAACGATGGTAAAAAAATTTACTCCAGTATTGAGCTGGAACCACAGTCAACCATCACGGGAGGCCCTTACCTGCGCGGGCTGGCAATGACCGACACCCCTGCCAGCCTGGGCACGGAACGTCTGGCCTTTGCGGCACAACAACGTATGCAACTGATGACATTCAACTGTCAGCAGGGAGACGTGGCGATGTTTACCGCCGCTATGGAGTCAGAACTTATCGAACTCACCGAACAACGTCAGGAAGAAGGCACCCAGTGGTTTAACCGCGTTATGGGGATTATTGGCCGTGGCCGCAAAGCGGATGACGCCAGTTTCTCCCGTATTCAGGAAGCGGTGGAAGGTGTCGCAACGTCACAGGCCGACATTATCGACCGTTTTAATGTGCTGGAAACCCGCCATCAGCAGGACAGCCAGAAAATCACTTTACTGACCACAGAGCTGGCAGCACTGAAGGAAAAACTGCGCACGCAGGACGGCGATCCGCAGAACCGGTTCACCGCAACGGGCGCAGCCTCCGACCAGCTGGCTGACTTCTGATAAGACAAAGGAGCAAATTTTTTATGAATCTGGTGATGTCAGATATTACCCGCAACAAGCTGGGTTGCTATATGGCGCAGCAGGCGTCGCTTAATAATATCCCGGTTTCCGCACTGGTATCGCGATTTACCGTGGAACCCTCGGTGCAGCAGCGTTTTGAAAACGCCTCAAAGGAAAGCACCGAATTTACAAAAAGAATTAACGTGATCGGCGTGACCGATCAGAAAGGCGAAAAAATCCTCCTGGACACCACCGGGCCAATTGCACGCACGAATACCAGTTATGACGGCACAAAACGCCGTAACCCGAATAACGTGGTTGATCTGAAAAACCGCAAATACCAGTGCGAACAGGTGAACTACGACACGTTTATTTCATATCCGCAGCTTGATGCCTGGGCGGCACACCCTGATTTTCAGTCCCGCATCAGCGCACAGATTGCCCGGCAGGTGGCACTTGACCGCATCATGATCGGTTTCAACGGCACGTCTCACGCGGATGAGTCCAACTTCAGCACCAACAAGCTGCTTCAGGACGTTAACGTGGGCTGGCTGGAGCACATCAGAACCGACGCCAGCGAGCGCGTTATGAATGACGTGACGCTGACCTCCCGCAACATGGACAACACCGTGGCGCACGCGGGTAAGTATGCGAACGCTGATGCACTGGTACAGGACGCACGCTCATCCCTGCTGGATGAATGGCACAAGGAAGCTGACGACCTCGTGGTGATTATGGGGCGCAACCTGTTTAACTCGCTGCGTCTGCCCGTACTGAACAGCATCAGCGGCCAGAATCCCAATGCGGAATTACTTGCCGGGCAGCTCATCCTGTCATCGCGCACCATTGGCGGGCTGGGCGTGTTCCTTGCGCCGTTCTTCCCGGATGCAACGATGCTGATCACCTCGTTCAACAACCTGTCGATTTACTGGCAGAAAGGTTCAATGCGTCGTCTGATGAAAGACGAACCGGAATACAACCGCATCGCCACCTACCAGTCCATCAATGACGCTTATGTCGTTGAAGACTACGGCAAGTGCGCGATGGTCACTGGCCTGAAGTTCGCCGACAGCTAATCAACTCACGGCGGGCATCATGCCCGCCTGTAACGGAGAGAAAAAATGATTACTCCTGCACAGCAACACTGGCAGAACGTGATGGCACAGCGCGCAGGCCGGGCGAATGAAGGCGTGGACCACGCCGCGCGTACCGCGCATGAAGAGGTGCTGTATCGTCTGCGTCTGGCACAGGCCCGGCTTAAGGGCGTACAGGCCAGAAGCGCGAAAGCCGCCATCAAAAAAGAGTTGTTGCCGGACTTTTCCGGCTGGATTGAGGGAACGCTGGAGGCTGACGGCGGGCAGCAGGATGAAGTGATTGCCACGCTGATGGTGTGGGCGATTGACTGCGGCGATCTTCCGCTGGCATTGCGTATTGGTGCGTATGTGGTCCGTCACAACCTCATCATGCCGGATAACTTTGGCCGTACTGCTGCCACAGTGCTGACCGAAGAAATCTGTAATCCGGTACTGACGCAGGCCGGGACGGATGCCGACGCGGATTTGTCCGCCTTTATCGAACCACTGGACACCCTCCGGGAGATTGTCACCGACCAGGACATGCCGGACGAAGTGCGCGCCAAATTATGCAAGGCGTGCGCCTTTGCCCGCCGTGGCCTGAGTGATGCGGACAGCATGGCCCTGTCACTGAAGCTGCTGCGCGAAGCAATGCACCTGAACCCGAACGCAGGTGTGAAACGCGAGATTGCAACCCTTTCCCGCGCCCTGAAAAAAGCCGATTCCGCAGCCGCACCAGAAGACGCCAGCACACCGCAGGCGCAGGACGAAAGCAGCAAAAGTAAAAAGACAACGCGGAAGCCTGCAACACGTAAAACCACCGCGACGCAGAAGGCGAAGCGCGGTTAACGACTGACCCCGTCAGCGGGCGGCGTGCGCGGTGTTCCGGTTTGACTCCGTGACCGTTTACACCGCGCACCCACCGCCCGATTTTTTTTCAGGAGTGAACCCCATGAGTATGGTTGCCAGAACTGAACCAGGACCCGCAGAGGACGACATCACCGATACCGATGATGGCGATACCCGCATTTCAGCAGGTGCATTCTGGCCGGATATTGTGCTGCGCGAGCTGCGTCTGGCGGTACGACTGCCGGGCCGCGTGACCACCTCCCGCCTGCTGCATACTGCCACCGGGGCTGTGGCACACGTTACCCGCGAGTTGGAAGCATGGCAGCAGGAACAGCAGGCGGCTGGCCATCAGACGCTGGCCGATGTTCCGGCCCCCGTAATTAACGGAGAAAGCGTCAATCTCTGGCACTGGCGCAATGCTGTTTATACCGCCACACGCGCCCTGATTCTGGAGCGTTACCGCGATGCGGACACAACGGACAAGGGCGACCGCCGGGCGGACGCACTGGATATACAGACATCGGATTTGTGGCGCGATGTGAGCTGGGCCATCTCTGACATTCTGTGCCGCCCGCGAATCTTTGCGGAGTTGTGCTGATGAAAGTGAAGGCACTGGAAGGCGACACCGTGGATTCGCTCTGTTTCCGGTACTACGGCACGACGCAGGGCGTCACCGAAAAGGTGCTGGATGCCAACCCCGGACTCTGTCAGCAGGTATTTCTGGACGCCGGGCAGGAAGTGGAGATGCCGGAGCCGGAGAAGAAGAAACGAGAAATGATTCAGTTGTGGGGGGAGTAGCAGTGAGCACCATTCAAACAGGGATCACAGAGCAGGTTATTGCATGGCTCTTTGACCACCTGCCAACGGTGTATGCAGTAGGCGCGGCGGTCAGCATTTCCGCGCTGATGAGTCTTTATGACGGACGAACACTGGTTCAGACCGTAACGGGATCGCTGGCGTGCGGCGTTCTTGCCATGGCCGTGGCCGGGTCGTTGCGCTTCTTCGGTTTTCCTGAAGATGCCGTGACGTTTATCGGCGCATCAATCGGTTTTATGGGGGCAGAGAAAGCACGCGACAAGGTTATTGCGGCCTTTAATCGCAGGGTGAAGGAGAAGGACGAATGAGCAACACATTTAAATTCAGCAGCCGGAGCGAAAAGAATTTGCAGGGCGTAAATCCTGATCTGGTGAAAGTGACCCGACGGGCACTGGAAATCTCGGAAGTGGATTTTGGTATCACCGAAGGGTTGCGCAGCCGTTACCGCCAGAAGCAACTGGTGGCCACGGGTAAGAGCCAGACCATGAACAGCCGCCACCTTACGGGGCATGCCGTGGATGTTGTGGCTTATATCGGCAGCCAGGTGTCATGGGAATGGCCGCTGTACGAAAAAATCGCAGCAGCATTCAGACAGGCCAGCCGGGAACTGAATATTCCGGTGGAATGGGGCGGCGACTGGAAGACCCTGAAAGACGGACCGCATTTTCAGTTACCACACGGAGCCTATCCGGCATGAAGCTCTGGCCCACGCTTGGCGTCGCTTTCCTTCTGATTGCCGGATGGGGAACATCCATGCGTCTGTCGTGGTCGCTGGGCCGGGAGAACGCCAGAAACGAAGCGCAGGCCAGCACCCTGAAAAGTACCGCCGACACCCTGAATATCATCAGCGCCGGGGTACAGGATATGCAGCAGGTGCTGGCGCAACTCCGCGTGGAAAATCAGCAACGCAATCAGGACGGAGAGGTAAGACGTGAACAGCTACGCAACGATATTGCAAAAGATGAATGCGCCCACGCTTTGCCTGACGCTCGTTTTACTGACAGGCTGCGCAGGCACGCAGAACGCGCCACTGCCAGCGCCGTCAGTCCGGCTTATACCGCAGACGCTGACCATACCGGTAACGCCGCCCCCCTTCCCTGATACTCCCACATGGGGAAATCTCGGTATATGGGGCGACCGCCTTCTGGATGCACTGGAAACCTGTAACGCGGATAAACGGGCCATTGAATTACTGGAACAGCGCAGGCTGCAACGACTGAACAACGAGGATAACAACCATGCTGAAAACTGATTCCCTGCGTGAAGCCATGACCCGTTCATGCCGATGGTGTCAGGCCAACCCGGAAAAATTCACCATTTTCGTGGAGAGCGGCAACATTGAAACGACCGGAGAAACGCCCTCGTTTGTTTACCGCTATCAGATGGTGATGTTTGTCATGGATTACGCCGGGGAGCTGGACGACCTCACGCTGCCGCTGCTGGCGTGGTTATCAGAAAATCAGCCACAGTTGTTGCTCAATCCGGAGCGTAATCAGGACATCAAATTCTCCGCCGTTATCAATGACGATGACAGCGCCGATCTCCTGTTTACGCTCCCCCTGCGGGAACGCGTTCGCATCACGCGCAGCAGTCAGGGCACGCCGCAGGCAGAACACCTGCCGGAGCCAAAACCCCGCCTGCCATCTTCCGAAGGCGACTGGTCGCATGTATTCCAGGATGTGACGTGGGGTGAAAGCGATGGATAAGGCATTCACCCGCGTGGATGAAACCTTTGAGGCCATCCGCGACAGCCTGAATCAGCAGGCCATCAATAACATCGCCAGAAAGCTGGCACAGGATTTACGCCGCGCCCAGCAGGCACGTATCCGGTCACAGAAAGCGCCGGACGGGACCGCATGGACACCACGCAGACGCCGCGTAACCCGGATACAGGAGCGCATTCGCTTTATCTGGAATAACGAAGCACGCACGCTGAAAAACTGGCATCACGACACGGGGAAATACGGGCGAACCATCACCGGGTGGGATGAGGATAAAAACAGCATCCGCACGTTTTACCGGGATGACATCGACCGCTTTCTGGAAATACGCACCCGGCGCATCAACCAGGACAGCACAAAGCGCGTCCCCATGTTCGTAAAACTGCGCACCGCCCGCTACCTGAAAGCCCGTGCAGATGCTTCCGGTGTGACGGTGGGTTACAGCGGCGTGGCCGCACGTATTGCACGCGTTCATCAGTTCGGTGAGCGCGATCAGGTTGCGCCGGGCATTTTCACCGATTACCCGGTACGTGAGCTGCTGGGTATCAGCCAGGCAGATGAGCGCCTGATTTATAACACGGTGCTGGGCCGGATTGCGGAGGCTGTACGGTGAGCGCAGAACTCATGCGGCTACTGAGCAATATCATCCGCACCGGGATCATCTCTGAAGTTGATGAGAAGTCCTGGCGCGTGCGCGTTCGCAGCGGCGAACTGGAAACAGGTTGGCTGCGCTGGAACACCACGCGCGCGGGAGCCTTCAATGTGTGGCTGCCGCCATCACCAGGCGAACAGGTGGTAATTGCCTGCATTGGCGGCAACCCGGAAACCGCCATGATAATTGGCAGCCTGTGGAGTGATGCCATTCCGGCCCCCGGCAAAAGCCTGAAAGAAATCGTGGTCAGCGCGCCGGATGGCGCGGTGTTCCGCTACGACGCGGACGCAGGCGCACTGAGCGCCAGCGGCATGAAAACAGCCACCCTGCAGGCATCCGTCAGCGTGACACTGGATACGCCCGTCGTGGAATGCACAGACCTTCTGAGAACGGCGACGCTTGACGTCACAAAAGGGGGAAAGATGAGCGGCAATATCACGCACAGCGGCGGCAATTTCACCTCAAACGGCATCACAGTGCATACGCATAAACACGGTGGCGTTAAAGGTGGCAGCGATTCGACAGGAGGCCCGCAGTGACAACCCGCTACACAGGAATGAACCCGGACGGAACGGGAAACCTGAACGATATGGAGCACCTGAAACAGTCAGTCAGGGACATCCTGACCACCCCGCTGGCAAGCCGGGTTATGCGACGGGAATATGGCAGCCTTGTGCCTGATTTGATTGACGAACCCATGAATAACACCACGCGTCTGCAATGCATGAGTGCTGCCGTGATTGCGCTGACACGATGGGAACCCCGCATTGCCCTGGACGCTATCGACGTTGTCTGGAAGGCAGGAGGCCGCGCCGGGGTGACGCTGTCGGGCACTGTCATGCAGACCATGCAGAATGTTGAATTAACCATCACGCTGAGGGAGTAAATCATGCCTGCCGTTGACCTTTCACAGTTACCGGAACCCGCCATCATCGCGGAGCCTGACTTTGAGGCAATTCTGGCTGACACAAAGGCCATGATGATTGCGGCTTATCCCGCCGAACAGCGTGAAGCCGTTTCCGCCGCGCTGGAGCTGGAATCGGAACCCCTTAACGTTATCGCTCAAACCATGTCGTTTCGTGAAATGCTGTTACGCCAGCGGGTTAACGAGGGTGCACGCGCCTGCATGTTAAGCCACAGCGCCGGGACAGACCTGGACAACCTCGCGGGCAATATGAACACAAAGCGCCTGGTTATCACTCCGGCAACGGATACCACCGACGCGGTGATGGAGAGCGACACCTCGCTGAGACTGCGGGCGCAGCGGGCGTACGACGGCCTGAGTGTTGCTGGCCCGTCAGGTGCATACGAGTATTTTGCCCGCAGCGCCAGCGGTCTGGTGCGTGATGCGCGGGCTATCAGTCCGTCTCCGGCAAATGTGACGGTTTCCATCCTGTCCACTGAAGGCGACGGCACAGCAACGGAGGCGTTGCTTAATACCGTTCGCGCCGTTCTGAATGCAGAGGATACCCGCCCGGTGGCCGACCGCCTGACCGTACAGAGCGCCAGCATCGTGACATGGCGGCTGAATGCAAAACTGTACTTTTACCCCGGTCCGGAATCCGAACCTATTCTGGCCGCGGCGGAATCGTCATTCAGGAAGTGGCTGGCTGAACAGGGGCTTATCGGTCAGGACGTGGCGTTGTCCGCCATTGCTGCCGCACTGCATGTGCACGGTGTGCAACGCGTGGAGATAATCGAACCCACACAGAATATGGCCATCAGCGACATACAGGCGGCGCGCTGTGAGTCATTCACCATCAGCGAAGGTGGGCGTAATGAGTAATTCACTGTTACCGCCATCAGCCAGCAGTTTCATGCGTTGCGCCGAAGCTGTCGGAGCGCGCATTACAGACATCCCGGTAGACCTCAACACGCTGTGGTCACCGGACACCTGCCCGGTGCATCTGCTGCCTTATCTCGCCTGGGCATTTTCCGTTGACCGCTGGGATCGCAACTGGCCGGAAGAGACAAAGCGACAGGTTATTCGTGATGCATGGCTGATACACCGACACAAGGGAACCATCAGCGCACTGCGCCGGGCCATTGAGCCGCTGGGATACCTCATTCGCGTGTCTGAGTGGTGGGAATTCGGCGGAGAACCGGGAACATTTACCGTTGAAGTCGGCACGCTGGACAGTGGCGTGACGGAGGAAATGTATCTGGAAATGGAGCGGTTGATTGCTGATGCCCGCCCGGTCAGCCGCCACATGACAGGGCTGAATATCATTCAGGAAATTCCGGGGGATATTTTCGCAGCGGCGGCAACTTATGACGGTGAAGTTATTACCATTTATCCAGGCGATTAAGCATGAGTACCACAACACGAAAATTTAAAACCGTTATCACCGATACGGGTGCAAAAAAATTAGCGCAGGCAGCCGCACCAGATGGTAAACCTGTCCGCCTGACACATATGGCCGTGGGTGACGGCGGCGGTACTTTACCCACGCCAGACAGTAAGCAGACCCGTCTTGTGCATGAGGTGTGGCGACATACTGTTAATCGCGTCTTCCTGGACGCAACACATCAGAACCGCATTATTGCGGAGCTGGTTATTCCTCCAGAAACGGGCGGATTCTGGATCAGGGAAATTGGTGTGTTTGATGAGCACGGCGATTTAATCGCGGTGGGCAATACTGCCGAAAGTTACAAGCCTACCGTTGCCGAAGGGTCAGGACGTGCACAAACATTTCGCACCATTCTGACCGTATCCAGCACTGCCACTGTGGCACTTACCGTGGATAACACCATGGTGATGGCCACCATGGATTACGTGGATGACAAACTGAAAGAGCATGAACAGTCACGACGTCACCCGGACGCCTCACTGACCGCAAGAGGCTTTGTTCAACTCAGTAGCGACACTAACAGCGTGTCTGAAACACAGGCTGCAACACCAAAGGCGGTAAAGGCAGCATATGACCTTGCTAACGGGAAATATACTGCGCAGGACGCCACCACAGCGCGGAAAGGCCTTGTCCAGCTCAGTAGCGCCACCAACAGCGATTCAGAAACGCTGGCGGCAACACCAAAGGCGGTAAAGGCAGCATATGACCTTGCTAACGGGAAATATACTGCGCAGGATGCCACCACAGCGCGAAAAGGCCTTGTCCAGCTCAGTAGCGCCACCAACAGCACGTCTGAAGCACTGGCCGCAACACCGAAAGCGGTAAAGACAGCATATGACCTTGCTAACGGGAAATATACCGCTCAAGACGCTACGACAGCACAAAAAGGGATTGTCCAGCTAAGCAGCGCGACTAACAGCACATCTGAAACGCTTGCCGCGACACCGAAAGCAGTGAAAGCAGCTAATGACAATGCGAATGGTCGGGTACCTTCTGCCCGTAAGGTGAATGGTAAGGCGCTTTCAACGGATATAACACTGACGCCGAAAGATATTGGTACGCTTAACTCAACAACTATGTCATTCAGCGGTGGTGCTGGTTGGTTCAAATTAGCAACGGTAACCATGCCGCAGGCGAGTTCTGTTGTTTCAATTACGTTGATTGGTGGCGCGGGATTTAACGTGGGGTCACCTCAACAGGCAGGTATATCTGAACTTGTTTTGCGTGCAGGTAATGATAATCCGAAGGGGATTACTGGTGCTTTATGGCAGCGCACATCGGCAGGGTTTACAAATTTTGCCTGGGTCAATACATCTGGTGATACTTACGATATTTACGTTGCAATCGGAAATTATGCGACTGGTGTAAATATTCAATGGGATTATACCAGTAATGCCAGCGTAACGATTCATACGTCACCAGCATATTCTGCTAATAAGCCGGAAGGGTTAACGGACGGTACAGTTTATTCTCTCTATACGCCATCAGAGCAGTTTTATCCGCCTGGCGCACCAATCCCGTGGCCATCAGATACCGTTCCGTCTGGTTATGCCCTGATGCAGGGGCAGACTTTTGACAAATCTGCATACCCGAAACTTGCAGCCGCTTATCCGTCAGGCGTGATCCCTGATATGCGTGGCTGGACGATTAAGGGCAAACCTGCCAGTGGTCGAGCCGTATTGTCTCAGGAACAGGACGGCATTAAATCGCACACCCACAGCGCCAGCGCATCCAGTACGGATTTGGGGACGAAAACCACATCGTCGTTTGATTACGGAACTAAATCCACAAATAACACCGGAGCACATACACACAACTTTGCTTACAACAATACTTCAGCATACGCAGAAACTCCCGGTACCGGTGGTGGAATGCATGCAACTAACACAAGCAAGACAGCAAGTAATCGCGTATTAAGCGCAGGAGCTCATACTCACACAGTAGCAATAGGTGCGCATACACATACGCTCGCTATTGGTTCGCACACACACACCATTACCATTGCCGCTTATGGCAACGCGGAAAACACCGTAAAAAACATCGCATTTAACTATATTGTGAGGCTTGCATAATGGCATTCAGAATGAGTGAACAACCACGAACCATAAAAATTTATAATCTGCTGGTCGGAACCAATGAATTTATTGGTGAAGGTGATGCATACATTCCACCTCATACAGGTCTACCTGCAAATAGTACTGATATTGCTCCGCCAGATATTCCAGCTGGCTTCGTGGCTATTTTCAACAGTGATGAGGCATCGTGGCATCTTGTTGAAGACCATCGGGGTAAAACAGTTTATGACGTGGCATCAGGGGACGCGTTATTTATTTCTGAACTCGGCTCATTACCGGAAAATGTCACTTGGTTATCCCCGGAAGGGGAGTTTCAGAAGTGGAACGGCACAACGTGGGTGAAAGATGCAGAAGCAGAAAAAGTGTTCCGGATACGGGAGGCGGAAGAAACAAAAAACAGCCTCATGCAGGTAGCCAGTGAGCATATTTCGCCACTTCAAGATGCCGTAGATTTGAATATTGCAACAGAGGAGGAAACATCGTTACTGGTGGCATGGAAGAAGTATCGAGTGCTGCTGAACCGTGTTGATACATCAAGAGCACCGGATATTGAGTGGCCAGCTTCCCCAGTGGAATCAAGGAGTAAACAAGCATAAAGGCTTTCATTTCAAACCATTGTAGTCCAGTTTTTTGTATAGTACCCTGCTCATTTCGGATGACATGTGTGATTTGGAATTTCAGGGTACCATTATGAATGTTATTTCATCATTAAAACAGCTTAACAGACAGCGAAATATTAAAACAAAAAAGATAAAGACGAAGGCCAGACTGGCATTTCTAAAAATGCGATACAGAAGGAAAACATCATTACAGCCGGATAGTTATAAAACAGTGTGCATTTTCATGCACATGCAAGCCATTGGTGACGGCATCGTTACCTCAGGGTTTATTAAACAACTTCAAAAATCCGGTATGGTGGTATATGTGATAGCACCTTCAAGAGTATCATTCCTCTTTACTGATATTGTTGGCGTGGATGCCTTTATATCTTACGAGAAAAATAAATTTAACGAACTAAAAGCAAAGATAAAAAAACTGAATGTAGATCTTGTTGTTGACTTCTCAAATTTTGATAACACAGCGATAACCAGATTGCAAACACTACATTTACTTAGACCTAAACACTCTATCTGTTTTAATCATCCTGCCGTAACTATTTTTGATACAAATATAATCGATAATCGTTCCATTCACACATCTGAAAGAATGAAAAAAGTTTTATCTTTACTAAAGATAAAAAATAATAATTATGCTGCAGCGCTTAATTTTGACAACAAAATATATGAACCAGCGAATATTGTTGCAAATGAATTCAGGAAGAAAAACAAAAAATTAGTTATATTTAACCCTTATGGCTCTCAGAATAGCAGAACCTTATCTGATGAACAGATAAACAAAGTACTAGCTTACCTTAATAACCTTAAGGGATATCACACAATAGTTTTTAATATGGGAAAACAGATTAATCACAATGGATTGGATAATGTGTCTCTATCTCCATTTTCTGATGCCGGATGTTCATTTGCATTGGTTCGCCATGCTGATTTTGTTATAACTGTAGATACTGCCATTGTACATTTAGCCAGTGCATTAAACATTAGACAATACTGTATATATAATAACAGAATGCATGAAGGAAAATTCGAAAATAATATTGTGTGGGGGCCAAACAGCAAATTAGCGACTCAACTCACCACATCCGAACATCTAAGGTCTGAAGGGGGCGACGATATGCATAAATTCGACATAATGATCTTAATTAATGCTATCAAACAAGATTTGACAAACGATATACCGAATTACCACTCGGATTTAGGTTGTAAAAATAGATCCAGAAATCCAGAATTAGAAAGTAGCAATTCTTTATAAAGTAGAAACCTCAACAGTTTTATCAGGACCTACGATATATTATATAACAACAAGCCGCCCATTACCCAATATGAGGGTATTAGCGGCAATGTAAAATCAGAACAGTCCTTTAACTGAACTGGCCGCGCTGTTAAGGGATGATGTGACCTTATCTTTGAAGCCGGACAGCATATCGCTGAATGATGAGGATTGCAGGCGCTCCCGCAAATCCTCATCGCAGCGTTCAAGTGTCAGTGAAAATTCTATCTTTTTCGCCTTACCGTAGCGATCAAACTCGGAACGGGTCGTATTCGTTCCGGTCAGGACATACATGCCGTAAATCTGCCCGACGCCATCAATCAAAGGCCAGGGTCGTCCTGTATACGCCTGCGTGGTCAGCAGCGACAGCGACACTTCGCCACCTGTAATTTCAGGATAAAGCACACCAGAAAGAACGATGCGATCATCACCTGCACCGATATACTGCCAGCTTGCTGAACGGTTAACGCGTTCATTTTTCACATGCCGCCAGCTTTTGTTTTGCTGTAACTGCTGATGCGGCAGCGTGCGCAGCTCAAAAACAAACATGCCGTAGATCATCATCATGGCCATGACTCCTCAATCTTTATCGTAAAAACTGCCACGCCCGGCACGGGCGCGCCGTTCCATTTCTGCCCTGACCATTTCACCGACCAGTTTCGCCAGTTCGCGGGGATTCTGCGTAACAACGTTATGCAGATGAACATGAATTTCACCACCAAATCCGGAGGCAACAGGCTCCCGGTTACGGGAAGTTACAGGAACTGATGCCACTGGCGATCGTATGGCCTCCGCCACCGGGCGGGAGCTGGCCGCAACAACAGGGACCAGCGCCGGAGGCAGCGGAGCCGGGACCACAGGTGTGATATTAATTGCGGGGGCAGGCTTACTGACCTGTGCAATCTTTCGCTCCTGCCACTCCCCACGAACAGCAAGTGCGCGGGGCAGGTTCTTAAAGACAATATCGCCGGGGCCAATGCGTTTTTTCGTCTCATCAACCAGCTTACCTGTGTTATCAGCAATTTTGCTGAGTCTGCGTAGCGTCCCGGTATTGCTGTCTGTGAATGGTTTGTTGTCTTTGGGTTTATCACCCCCGGTGCCATTGCCATTTTCCACAGGCTTCGGCGGATTGATTTTCGCAAGGTCCCCCTGAAGCAAGGCAACCTTGTCCTGAAGAATGGCCGCACGCTGTGCGTCTTCGATTTTCTTGCGCGCCCTTTCCGCTTCATCCGGAAGGACGCCAAGTTTTTCAAGTATCCACGCCAGCGTATCCAGTAGCATTTTTGCAGGTGTCAGAACAAGCTGTAACGCACCGCCAAGAACGTTACCGAATATCTCGCCAGCACTGGTACATTTATCCAGCGTTTCCTTGCTGGACTCCATCGGTGACAGCAGCGATTTAAACCAGTTAAACACCTGACTGATCCCGCTTCCGATTGCGTCAAAAACAGGGCCAAACCGTTCAAAGGTTTCGCGCAACGGAGTCAGCCGTTCCATAATCCCGTTGAACACCCCGGCATAAAACGCCTTAATGGGTTCCCAGTATTTCCAGATGAGAACCGCCGCAGCCACAAACGCAGCAGCAATCAATCCGACCGGACTGAACAGCGCCCCGATAGCACCTCCCAGCAAAGAAACGGAACCCGTCACCATTCCCCATAGTGCTGGCAGGACCCTGACAGCATTCATTGATCCGGTTAGGAGAGAAAAACCAAGACGCAGTTTTGCCAGCGGGCCAGCAAGCACACCAATAGCCAGCGACAACGAGCCAACCGTTGCAGTCATTGCCAGCAACGCACCGCCTGCTATCAGTAGCTGGCGCGTCAGTACCGGATGGGCCTGCGCCAGCGAGGTGATTTTTTCAAGCACCCGCGTGAGCCACTGCGTGACAGAACGCAGCGGACCGTCAACCAGATCACTGATGCGAATACGAAGACCTTCCCATGCGCTGTCGAGATTTTTCAGGTCCCCATCAAGATTATCGGCCATTACTTTTGCAACGCGATCGGCCTCTCCCCTTGCCCCCTGCAATTCTCTGGTCAGTTTTTGCAGCTCTCCTGAACCAGCCGCCGCAACAAGCGTCTGCAAACCAACGAACGCCTCTTCTCCGGCGATGTCCTTGAAGAAGGAAACCTGGTCCACCTGTCCGTATTTTTGTGTCGCCTTATAGAGATCAAGCAGCACATCCTCCATCGGGCGCATTTTGCCTCTGGCGTCAGCAACTGACACCCCCAGCTCTTTCAGCGCATCAGCCGCAGCTTTTGGCGGTGATGCAAGGCGGGACAGACTTGCGCGCATGGCCGTACCAGCATCGCTTCCACGAAGACCATTATTGGCAAGCATCCCGGCCATGGCTGCCGCTTCTTCAAGACTGATACCAAGTTTTGCGGCAACCGGACCGGTATACTTCATGGTTTCGCCCAGCGCGCGTAAATCAGTATTGGTCCGGGTGAATGCCGCTGTCAGCGTATCGCCAACCCGGTCCATTTGATCGGCTGTCAGGTTGAACTGTGTGAGGATATTGGAGCCTATATCAGCCGTCTCGCCGAGTTCGACGCCACCTGCCAGCGCCATATTAAGAACACCGGGCAATGCGGCCTGAATGGCCTGCGGAGTAAAACCAGCCATTGCCAGAAAGCTCTGCCCACTGGCGGCATCACTCGCAGTAAACTGTGTTTCAGAACCAAGTTTTAACGCCTGCTCACGCAGCACCTTAAACTGCGGGCTGTTTTTGTCGATTCGCGTCAGTGCCTGAACGCGGGACATCTCTTTGCCGAACCAGATCGCAGGCTGCAAAAAACGCCCGGCAGCATAGCCGCCCGCCGCTGCAGCACCAGTTGCCAGCGCACCACCTGTTTTCAGTTTTCCCGCGGTTTCCTGCGCGCGCGAATACCGCTCACGCGCCCGCGTTACACGCGCAAGCGCCTGCCGTTCGCGTTCAAGCTGGTTGTTGTACTGTTCGGTGCGTCTGATGGCCTGCTGGATGGTGTTATCGCTGCCTGTCAGGGAAATGCCGTGGCGTTTCAGCTCTCCGCCAAGCTCCCGCATTTTCTGAATTTCCCGTGTGCGCGATTCATTCAGGCGTTCAAGCCGGGTGCTTAACTGCTGCATCAGCTTTTGTTGTTTTTCGCTGAGCACTGTACCCGTGCGTTGTAACTGATTAAGGGCGTTAAGCTGGCGTCGTGCTTTCACGATACCCGCATCCGCTTTACTGACAGCGTCGCGGGCGCGCTCAAATGATCGCGCCTGACGCTCGAGATTTTTGATCGCCCCCTGCGTTCGCTGGATGGAGTCACCAAACTGCCCCATCAGGCGGCGTGCGTTTTCGGCAGGTCGGGTCAGCCTGTCAACGGCGCTGAAAGCGACCCGGATATCAAGAGTCTTCATTGTCTGCATTCCCGCTGCGAAGTGCCGCCCGCTCACGCCAGCTAACCACTTCGCCGGGCGTCATCATGAAGATTTCGGCGGGCGACCAGTTAAAAATAACGGCAATATCTGCCACAAAGTCTTCTATGTGCTCAAAGCACACAACCGTGATCAGGCTTCCGTCGCCTGTTCGTTCTTCCCGCCAGAGTCCGCACCGCTCAAAAAATTTACGGCAACCACACATAACTGAATAAAGTCACGGGATGCCATTTTTTTGATCGTCACTTCATCCAGTCGCGGTGATGTCACGCGTGACAGCAGAGTAAACATGGATTCCGCTTTCAGATTCAGCACATCAGACAGCGACAAATCTCGCAGAGATCCAGCCTGCTCAATAGCCCCGGTAATCTCCACATACGTGATTTTTTCGCCGCCTCGCTCAATTGGTTGGGTAAGTTTTACACCACGTTCACTGGTTTCTTTCACAGTGTCAGCAACTACCGTGTTTTCGGTATCGATGTTTTTCGTCTCTTTCATCAGGAAATTCCTTTCAGTCAGAGGCGACGCACTGCGCCGCCTGCATATTACTTATCAGCCAAGCCCGAGCGCGGAACGGATGCGATCGGGCACAATGTCCTTGCCGTCCTTCCGGTAAATGAAGTTCAGCAGGTCAATCTCCCACAACGGGCGATCGTTAACACTCAGCTTGTAGTAGGTGTTTTTAATGGCGTAAGTGTGTGATGTGGCTTCGCCCTGTTTGGCTTCCCCCATATCAATTTCCGTCACACGTCCGCGCATTTCGACTTCATACAGGTCGCTTTCTGCATCGGTGTAATATTCACCCGCAAAACGCAGCAGCGTGCCGTCAATCGTGCCGCCATACTTAAGGAACAGCTCACGAACTGCGCCCCCCATGACAAAGCTCGCATCAAGCGCGGAGTCGTCCAGACCGAGATCAATACTTACCGCACCCATCATGCCACCACCCCGGTAGCTGTCGGTTTTGCGCGTCAGCTTAGGCAGAGTGACGGACGTCACCTTACCCACTTCGTTTTCACCATCCACAAACAGCGTAAAAAAGCGAAGATGTTTTGGCACAGCCATCAGGCACCTCCCAGCACCGCAAATGCGGGTTCAAAGTATTCATCAGTAAACGTCTGGTAAAGCTCCATGTCTTCCAGCGGAGGAACTGGCGTATATTTGTAGCGAATACGCACACGCCCCTGACGTAAATCCGTGGTGCTGTTATCCACCACGTCATACCAGCACTCCGCGCCAATCAGTTTCCCGGCAGTCACCAGTGAATCCAGTTTTGCCCTGATGGCACTGATAACATCCTTCACGTTCGCAGGCGTCAGTGGACTGTCGATGGTTTCAAACTGCGCTTCCGCAATTGAATCAGCCAGCACCTGTGCGGTTCGGGTATACACCTCAAAGATGTAGGCGTTCGTTTCCGGTGTGCGGTTGCCCCAGAAGCGGAACCCGTTGCGACGAATAATGGTCGTGATTTCTTTGTTGTTGAGGCTGTTGGCATCGCTGTCTTCGGCCTGCAACGACCAGAACACATGCCTCGACATCCCCAGCACATTTTTAACCGGAACGTTGGACAGTGATTTGTGCCAGCCCTGCTCATGGTCAATGTACGCACGAAGGCCGCACGCATAGGCAGGCGCGGGGAACGTTTCGTTTTTGCCACTTTTCGGGTTGTAGGCGATGAAGTCCGGCCATAAGAGCATCACCTCACGTTCGTTGAATTTCTGGCGGTAGGTAATCGCATCAGCCATCGTGTCACAGCCATGACATGAGGCATACACAAACGCGCGCAGTTTACCCGCAATCACGCACAGGGATTTTGTCACCGCCTCCGTGTCCAGCTCCGGCGCAGCCAGAATACGCGGACGGTATCCGATGCTTTCATCCTGCTCTGCAACAAGCAGCGCATACATCCCCGTATAGCTGCCGTCAGATTCAGAACCACCGATAACCAGTTGATCCTGCGTCTTTCCGTCTTCTTCTTTGTGTTCAGCCACGCGAACGACGATCACCTTTGTGCTCACCTGGTCTGCGATAGCCTTAAGCGCACGATAAAGCGTCCCCGTTGTCCCGCATTTTCCCAGCACGTCATTGACGCGGGTCAGCAGTGTGGGCTTGTTCAGCGGGAACAGCTTCGCGTCCGCATCATCCGCCGTTGCCACGATACCGATAACACTGGAATCAACATCATTAATCGCTGTTACCAGGTCGGTATTTTCCGTAACACGGGCACCATGAAAACGAGTTTCACTCATAGCTTCAGCCCCTTGTATCCGTAAAATGATTCGGCAACAATCATCACCCACCACGCGCGTAATCTCACCCCTGCGCCGTTCTCCCGACCCGGCGACAACAAAAAGCAGTAACCCCCTCCGCACGCACATGCGACCATGCCGCACAGGGAGGGAACAGATGACCGATACCACCATGCAATTGCTCAGTCAGGGCACAGACCCCGTGAAAATGCCGGATTTTGATATTCTCGCGGAGGGTAAAACGCTGTCAGGCGTGGCAGAGCGCCTGATGAGCCTGTCACTGACCGACAACCGGGGATTTGAGGCGGACCAGCTCACCATCACGCTGGATGATGCGGATGGTCAGTTGCAGCTACCGCCACGGGGCGCGCGCCTGACGGTTCTCATTGGCTGGAAAGGAGAACCGCTGACAGAAAAAGGCACTTACATTGTTGATGAAATCGCTCACGAAGGACCGCCGGACAGGCTGACTGTTTCAGCCAGAAGCGCAGATTTTCGGGATGAATTTAACGTTAAACGTGAGGCGTCCTGGCATGATGTGACCGTTGAACGTGTGGTATCCGCCATCGCTCATCGGTATGGTCTGAAACCGCAAATCAGCGAAATGCTGATGGATATCGAAATCGACCACGCCGACCAGACCGAAGAAAGCGACATGTCCTTCCTTACGCGCATGGCGGAAATGCTGGGCGCAATCACCACTGTAAAAAGCGGCAATCTGTTATTCATCATGCCAGGTGGTGGCGTGAACGCACAGGGCCAGCCGTTGCCCTCGTTCGCCATTACACGCAGCAGCGGCGATCGCCATCAGTTCCGCATTGCTGACCGTGAGGCGTATACGGGGGTACGCGCCTACTGGCTTGATCTTAATTACGGGAAAAAGAAAAAAGTCAGCGTGAAACGCCGTAAACCGCCAAAACCCAAAAAGGAGAAAAGCAGCAGCCGTGAAGGTGATTATATGGAAGGTGCGGAAGGCAACGTATTTGTGTTACGCAAGACTTATCAGAACAAGCAGGCAGCAAGGCGCGCAGCAGCTGCAAAGTGGCAGCAGCTACAGCGCGGAGCGGCATCTTTTTCCATCACGCTGGCGCGTGGCCGCGCAGAACTCTACCCCGAAATGCATGGCACGGTGACAGGCTTCAAAAGCGACATTGATAATCAGGACTGGATTATTGCAAAAGCGGAGCACTCTATTGATAACAGCGGTTTTACCACGCGGCTTGAGCTTGAAGCAAAAATCCCGGAATGGATAGCAGAAACAGAGTGAGCAATTTAGATGCATTAGCCCAGCTCAGAGCTGACACGCTTACAGCACAGAACCAAACCTAATCTAACAGTTCGCTCTATGCCAAGATCGGACACTAACTATTGTACTTCAATAGAAAATACTCAATTCCCCTATAAGATCGAACGACCTTCACAATTCACTAAAGATTTCTTTTAGGATTACTCCTAATTAGCGTATCTTCATTAACAATTACAACAAACAAGGAAAGCGTAGTGAAAGTAAACATCAAGCCAATTACGGGTAACTGGGATTTAGGTTACGCGATGGATAAGCATTTGATTAAGAGTACTTATTTAGGTGATAACGAGTATGGCAAGCCTATGTTTCAAAACGATCGCACGGAGGTTGGAGAAGCCGTATACCAGTTAAAATATCAAAATGACATGGACCAAGTTGATGCGCTTGCCCAGTGCCTATTAGTTAATGCTGTGCCTCTTTTTCAAAACATACAATTAATCATCCCAATGGCAGCTTCAAATGTTCGAAAAATTCAACCCGTGACAGCAATTACTGACGCTCTGGCATCAAAAATGGGAAATAACATGTTTAGCTTCAATGAGTTATTAATCAAAGCACCTGGTGGCGTGTCTTTGAAAAATCTGAACACTAAAGAAGAGAAAGAAGCTGCTGTTGCTGACGCTTTTTCTTATCAAAACCAAATTGTCGGGGATGGCCCTTTTAATGCCCTCATCGTTGATGATCTCTTCCATACAGGAGCATCCATGGAAGCTGCAGTTACAGCGTTACGCGGTTATAATAAAATCAATAAAATTTATGTAGCAGCACTAACCTGGAGATAACCATGACAACGACAGTTTTCGTTGCTGGCTCGATAACCATTAAAAAGCTCGACCCGCTTATCGTTGAGCGCTTAAAGAAGATTGTTGACAAGAACTTTAATGTTATCGTCGGTGACGCCTCTGGCGTTGACTCTTCCGTACAGCTGGAACTAAAACAATTGGGTTACAGCGCAACCACTGTGTTCACTAGTGATGCCAAGCCACGAAACAATTTTGGTGCATGGCCCGTGAAACTCGTTAAATCAAACTTCCGACCCGGAACTCGAGATTTCTACACAGCCAAAGATATAAAGATGGCAGAAACAGCAGACTGTGGCCTTATGGTTTGGGATACAAAAAGTCCGGGAACACTGAGCAACGTCATTGAGTTGCTATCAAGAAAGAAAAACTCAGCTGTTTTCATTAATAAGACAAGGGAGTTTGTTCTTATCAAAGAACCTAAAGATATTGATAAGCTGATTAGCTTTATGTCAGCATCATCGCTGGAAAAAGTTGAAGATAAGATAAAACTGTCTGAAAGATTGGAGATGCTAAATAATCAGCAGATAGCCCTAATCTGACGTGCAAATCTTTTTTCTCTGTAATCAAAGCCGCCGCTGGGCGGTTTTTTACATCTTTCCCCAGGCGCTCAGTGAAACACACAAAAGACCGCCACCGTCACAGCCATAAACACTATATATTCTTTTTCATTCTTACAGAATTCAATATTGCGAAATTCAATCGCAAAATGACATTTCTGACATCGACCCGTTGAACTCACAACTCAAAGCGGACTGTCAGGTTTGATTGCATTCTGGTTACGCAAACTGCCAGTTGGAGTCCGAGCAAGTAAATCTTAGAATAGTGACTGCACCACGTTAAGGGAGGTCGCTATGTTCCGTTGTCCGCTTTGTGGCGCATCTGCCCGTATCCGCACCAGTCGCCCGGAAAATGATTCAAACACCGTACGGCAAAAGTATTACCAGTGTAACAATCTGGAATGCGGCGTATGCTTCTCAACACTGGAAGCTTTCCATAAATTCACATCGAAACACGCCTCCGGCGTTCACTCTTCAGAAGGTATCCCGTGGCATGAGCTGCCAGCTTCACACAGGGGAAACAATCAGATGAGCTTGCCTTTACCTCAGAATTAACAGGCAGAATTGCCGGAGTAACAAAAAAGCGATAGATTACGCGCGGGTGCCTTTCGGCTGATGGTCGGAGGGAATACCCGAAGGCCAGATGTGGAAAGGCCCCGGAAAACATCTCTGTTTAACCGAGGCCCTAACCGCATTACCTTGACAAGTGAAAGGTTAGCGCCTCTCCGGAAAAGGAGCAAGTGCTATGTCGCAAAAATCGCTTACGGCCATCACGTTCTGCGTGACGGCAATCCTCATCATCTGGATGTTGCACGGTTCGCTGTGTGAAATACGGATGAGCTTCTGGGGAGCGGAGTTTGCGGCGTTCTTACAGTGTAAGCAGTAA